AGGTTATAACAACCACACTAGGGATTTTTACAGAGAACTCCAAAAACACCTACCAGTTAAATTTAGAAACTTTACTGTAGGTAAATCTTGGTCAGGCCTTTCAGATGAACCTCATAATGGTGAACCTTATTTAAATGATATTGATAAAAAATTATTAGTAGAGCAAACAGTGTGGGGTGATAATAATAAGTTAGTGGATCGTCCAATTTACACCCACCACCCTAATGAATTTGAACATAATGTTAATTTAGTTTTAAATGAATCTAATCATCATTACTACTATCATAATTACCAAGGTCCTAAAATAGCATATAATGTCTGGGAATCTACTAGACAAGAGGAAGGGTTTTTTAATAAATTATTAGAATTTGATCAAATTTGGGTTCCTTCTCAATGGCAAGCAGATTGTACTATTGCTCAAGGAGCTAACCCTGATAAAGTAAAAGTAGTACCCGAAGGAGTAGATACAAAAACCTTCTACCCAGAAGACCCACAAACTACCTTAGATTATGTAGATGGTAGATTTAAATTTATTATTTTTGGTCGTTGGGATTATAGAAAATCTACTAAGGAGATGATTGAAATTTTCCTTAAAACATTTGATCCATCAGAACCCGTAGACTTAATTGTTTCTATTGATAATATGTGGGGTAAAAAAATGGATGGTTTTGAAACTACAGAAGAAAGACTAGAACATTATGGGTTTACTGATGAACGAATTAAAGTAAAACATTTCCCGTCTAGAGAAGATTATATTACATATTTAAAAAATGGTCATGTATTTTTGTCATGTGCTAGAGCTGAAGGTTGGAATCTACCTCTAATCGAAGCTATGGCTTGTGGTACTCCATGTATCTACTCAGCTGATTCGGCCCAAATGGAATTTGCTAAAGGTAAAGGTCTACCCGTAAAAATTAAAGGTTCAAAACCAGCTAATGATGCGACATACGCACGTTATAGAATGGACGATAGTAGCACCCCAGGTGATTACCCAGAACCTGATTTTGATGATTTAGCTCTTGTAATGCGAGATGCCTTTGAAAATTATACAGATCATAAAAAACGTGCTCTAGAAGAATCTAAAATTATCCATAGAGATTTTAATTGGGAACGTATTGGTAAAATTGGGGCTAAAACTCTTAAAGACTTCTTAAAAAATTATAAAGAACCTAAAGATACAAACACTATAAAAGTTAACTACATAGGAGCCCCTAAGGTAGAAATTTTAGGCAATGTATCTAAGTCTTATAAAGTAGAATTTATTGATAGAAGTACAGATAAAATAATTCATCAAGATACTATTACTAATGGTATGTGGACTACTTGTAATAAAGAATATTACATTCCTTGGTTAATTAAAGTAAATGGTAAAGAAATATCTCGTTTAGATATAAAAGACCAAAAAGTTCTAATTTCTTTAGATTCAAAATCTATAGGAGATACTTTAGGTTGGTCACCCTATGCCATAGAATTTGCTAAAAAACATAAATGTAAGGTTTATTTATCTACTTTCCACAATGAATGGTTTGAAGGTTTAGAAGCATACAAAGATATTACGTTCATCAAACCAGGTACTAATACCGAATGTGTAGCCCATTATAAAATAGGATGGTTTAAAGATAATGATAATAAATGGAATGTAGGATCTCATAACCCTAGACAGTGTAATACTATTCCAATGCAAGCAACAGCATCTGATATCTTAGGGTTAGATTTTAAAGAAATAAACTATGGAGTTAATTTCACCCCTAAAAAGCGTCCATTAAAAGAAAAATATATTTGTATAGCTCCTCGTTCTACTGCTGGGTGTAAAGAATGGCCTTATACCAATTGGTCTATTTTATCTAAACTTTTAAAGGGTTTAGGTTATAAAGTAATTAGTATATCCTACGAAGGATTTAAAGGTAAAGATATTATAGATAGACCTGGTCTTAATTGGGAAGATACCTACAACTATCTTTACCATGCAGAAGCTTTTATAGGATTAAGTTCAGGTATCTCTTGGTTTAATTGGTCAATGGGTAAACATTCATTTATGATTAGTGGTTTTAGTGAAAAAGACCATGAATTTACTACAAATGTAACTCGTATTTCAAGTGATTCATGTTTCCCGTGTTGGAATAACAAAAACTTTATGTTTGATGCTGGAGATTGGAATTGGTGCCCCATTCATAAAGATACTGAATTACAACATATTTGTCAAAAATCAATCAACCCAAACCAAGTTTTTAAACAAATTAAACAACGATTAACTAGTAAAAAATAACTTAATATTTATAACATGAATAAAATTTATTTAACAGAAGAAGAAAAAAAGGAAATTATAGATATCCAAACCCAAGAGAACGATTATATGGTTCAATTAGGTCAAATTGAATATCAATTCCAATCCTTAAAACAACAAAAAACCACCATTGGAGAAAGCCTTAAACAATTTGAACAACGTAAAGCTAAGTTCGCTCAACAGTTACAAGACAATTATGGTGAAGGTTCCATTAATATAGAAACCGGAGAATTTATAAAATCCAATTAAATTTTGAGTTCTCTTCTAATATTTATAACAAAACATTAACCTCCTAGGCAATGGCAGAAACATTAGTATCACCTGGCGTATTAGCAAGAGAAAACGACCAGTCATTTATCACGCAGCAACCTGTTCAAGTAGGTGCTGCCATCGTTGGTCCTACAGTAAAAGGTCCCGTAGAAATTCCTACAATAGTAACTTCATACTCAGATTACCAAAATAGATTTGGTACTACATTTGAAAGTGGTAGTGATGAATATTCATTCATGACTAATATTACAGCATACAACTACTTCCAGAATGGGGGTAATACTATGTTAGTAACACGTGTAGTATCCGGTTCAAATACTTGGGATTTTGCTCAAGCTGAAATCCCAGCTTCAGGAAGTGGTACTTCATTTACTATCGAAGCTATTGATAAAGGTATTATCTTTAATAATTCAGCATCTAATGGTGTAAACTTAATCCCAGAGGGTTCAGGTTCACTTTATTCAGGCTCAGCTGATAATATTAGATGGGAAATTGCTAATTCATCCCAAGCCGATGGTAGCTTTAACTTATTGGTAAGACAAGGTAATGATAATGACAATAATAAAATTGTTTTAGAATCATTTACTAATCTATCATTAGATCCTAAAGCAGATAATTACATTGCCAAAGTAATTGGTGACCAGTATTATAATTACAATGTTGCAGAAAATTATATTGAAATAACGGGTTCTTATGCTAACGCTTCTAGATACATTAGAGTAGCATCTGTAGATTCAAAAACACCAAGTTATTTTGATAACGCTGGTAATGCTAAACTAGCCTTTACAGAATCAGTACCCCAAGTAGGATCAGGTTCTTACGGTGGTACATTTACAGGAGGTGTAGGTAGTGTAATCCCATCAGGTAGAACAATGAATCTATATGGTGATATTAATACTACAGATACTCAGGGTTTAATTGGTGATGATTATGATAATATGTTAGACTTATTATCAAATCAAGATGATTACCAATTTAACTTACTAGTAACTCCAGGTTTGATCGATACAGCTCAAACTTCTCAAATGACTACTGCTCTAAACAATACTCAAATGAGAGGTGATAGTATTTACATTATGGATTTAGTTCCTTATGCTTCTACTATTACAGCAGCAAATACACAAGCTAATGCTAGAAACTCATCATATGGTGCTGCTTACTGGCCTTGGTTACAAACAATTGACCCAGATATGGGTGATCAAGTATGGGTACCAGCTTCGGCAATGATTCCGGGGGTTTACGCGTTTAACGACAATGCCTCTGAACCATGGTTCGCTCCCGCGGGTATTAATAGAGGTGGTTTAACTACCGTAATTCGCCCAGAAAGAAAATTATCTCAAGCTAACAGAGATAGTTTATACACTAATAAAGTAAATCCAATTGCTTCATTCCCAGGTGTAGGAACAGTAGTATATGGTCAGAAAACATTACAACGTCAAGCAAGTGCTTTAGATAGAGTAAATGTTAGAAGATTATTAATTGCTCTTAAATCATATATTGGTCAAACGGCTCAAACATTAGTATTTGAACAAAATACAGCAGCTACAAGAAATAACTTCTTAGCTTCAGTAAATCCTTACTTAGAATCAGTAGTTCAAAGACAAGGCTTATATGCTTTTAAAGTGGTAATGGATGAATCTAACAATACACCTGATGTAGTTGATAGAAACCAAATGGTAGGTGCTATTTATTTACAACCAACTAAAACAGCAGAATTCATAATCTTAGACTTTAACGTATTACCAACAGGAGCAACATTCCCTAGTTAATAAGTTTAAAAGTTAAATATTTATAATAAAATAAACAACAATGGCAGTATTAGATCCCAACGAAATATTCTTTACAGCATTTGAGCCTAAACAACCCAATAGGTTTATTATGTACATGGATGGATTTCCTTCATTTATAGTAAAGGGTGTAAGTGCTGTAACTTTAACTCAAGGTTCTGTACCTTTAAATCACATTAACGTTCAACGTTTTGTTAAAGGCAAAACAGTATGGAACCCAATTACATTTACCCTTTTTGACCCAATTACACCTTCAGGTGCTCAAGCAGTAATGGAATGGGTACGTTTACACCATGAATCAGTTACTGGTAGAGATGGGTATTCTGATTTCTATAAGAAAGATTTAACATTTAACGTATTAGGTCCTGTGGGTGATGTAGTATCGGAATGGATTATTAAGGGTGCTATGATCACATCAGCTGACTTTGGGGGTTACGGATGGGATGATGTAGATGCCGCAGTAAATCTTACAATGGAAGTTCAACCAGATTACTGTATCTTGAATTTCTAAAAAAAATTAATATTTTTATAAAGAGAGCTTGGATTCGTTCAAGCTCTTTTTTATATTCATATTTATACCCGAATAAAGTTATTATAAATAAAAGATATGGAATTTAAATTACCGACTGAAACTGTAACCTTACCATCTAAAGGTTTATTTTACCCAAAAGATAATCCACTTTCATCTGGAGAAGTTGAAATTAAGTATATGACAGCAAAGGAAGAAGATATTCTTACTAATGCTAATTATATTCAAGATGGTACTGTATTAGATAAATTAATGAAGTCACTTATAGTTAGTAAAATTAATTATAATGATCTCCTTATTGGTGATAAAAATGCTATTATGATAGCATCTCGTATTTTAGGGTATGGTAAAGATTATAAATTTACATACCAGGGTGAAGAGCATACAGTTGATTTAAGTACCCTTGAAAATAAAGAAATAGACTCTAGCATATTTACTCCAGGCGATAATATCTTCAATTTTACATTACCTACTACAAATGTAGAAATTACTTTTAAGTTATTAACTCATGGTGATGAAGTAAAAATATCTCAGGAAATAAAAAGCCTTAAAAAAATAAATTCAAAAGCTACTGCAGATCTTACTACAAGACTTAAATATATTATACAATCTGTAGATGGTAGTAATGAAACTAAAGACATTAGAAATTTCATAGATAATTATCTTTTAGCACAAGATGCTAGAGCTTTAAGAAATTATATTAATGAAATTCAACCTGATGTTGACCTAACTTTTTTTCACGAACGGACTGAAAAAAGAAGTGGCATTCCCATTGGACTTAACTTTTTTTGGCCTGACGCTTAAAACCGCACCCCAATATAGAATGAATACATTAACTGAAGTACATGATTTAGTATTTCATGGTAATGGTGGTTACATATGGAGTGATGTTTATAATATGCCCATTTACTTAAGAAGATTTGCTCTTTCTAAAATACGAGACCATTTTGAAGCAATGAATAAAACTCAAGATGCAAAATCACCCAATTCAAAAACAGTAGTAGGTTCTGATGGAAAAGTTAAAGCTCCACAATTCACTAAATCCTCAACTAAATACAAATAAAAACATATTCTTTTAATATTTATTACATATACATAGAATATGGCTGTAGGAGACAATTTAAATAAAGCAAACCAAGAAGCAAAAGAGTTAAATCAAGAATTAGCTCTTATAGCTGATGCTATTTCTTCTATAGGAGATTCCCTAAAAAAAGATTTTATTGCGGAATTAGAAAAAGTAGGTGATCTTACCAAAGAGCAAAAAAATAATTTAGCAGGTACTTATTCTAAGGGTTTTAAAGAAGCAAGTAAAGCTGTAGAAAGTGTAGCAGTTGCTCTAGCTAAACAAAAATCCGGTACCCTTAAACTTTCAGAAATTCAAAAACTTCAAAATAAGTTAATTGAAATTAAAGCTAAAAAACAATTAGTTTTAAATCAAGCAGAGCTTTATGGTGTTGAATTAAGTGAAAAAAAGCTTAAAGCATTAAATGACGAAATTGATGCTTTAGAAGGCGGTGTAGAACAAATTAAAAATGCTAAAACTCAGTTTGGTGGTTTAGCTGCTTTAGCTGGTGAAAAATTTAAAGAACTTAACCTTAACGTAAAAGATTTAGCAGGTGCTGTTTTAAAATTTGCGATACAAAAGCTAAAAGAATTTGATACTGAAACAGTTAATATTCAACGTAATTTTGCTGTTACTAAAACGGAAGCAATTCAAATTAACCAACAACTTGCTAGAACCGCTGTAGGAGCAAACACTTTAGGAGTTAATTTAGAAAGTGTAACTAGAGGTGTTAACGCTTTAAATTCAGAATTAGGAGGCACTGCTTACTTATTTACAGAAGACATCCAGGTAGGGATGGCTGAGCTTACAGATCGCCAAAAATTATCAGTTAAGGCAGCAGCTTCATTTACTACACAAGCTATCAATTCAGGTAAAGCTGTTGATACAATTAGAGCAGAACAAGAAGCAACATTTAAAGCAGTTAAAGCGTCAACCGGTGTAGCCTTAAACTTTACTCAAACCTTAGAAGAAGCAGGACAAATTTCAGGAGCATTGAGACTTAATTTAGAAGCAACCCCTGGTGGTCTTACTGAAGCAGTAGCTCAAGCTAAATCTTTAGGAGTAGAATTAAATGCTATTTTAGGTACTCAAGCTAGTCTTTTAGATTTTGAAACTTCTATTGCAAATGAATTAGCAGCAGAAGCTCTAATTGGTAGAGACATTAATTTAGAAAAAGCAAGACAAGCTGCTTTAACTGATGATATAGCAACATTAACCCAAGAAGTTGCAGCCCAATTTGGTTCAGTTGAAGAATTCCAAAATTTAAGTGTTATTCAACAATCGGCCTTTGCAAAAGCTTTGGGTATGAGTCGAGATACACTTGCTGAACAATTAAGAACCCAACAATCAATCAATGAACAGATAGATACAGGTGTAGAAACTGCTGGTGATTCCCTTACCCAAAATTCATCCGCTCTATCCGCTCAAGAAGCCTTAACTGAAAGTATAAATTCATTAAATAGTATCTTAAAAACAAGTTTAGGACTTATAATGGGTATAGCCACAGCAGCTGCAATATTATTAGCTATCCCAACTGGTGGATTATCTTTAGGTGCCTTAGGAGTAATTGGTGCTACTACAGGTGGTGCCGCTGCAGTTGCTGGTGGTGTAGGTTTAGCTGCAGGTGTTGGAACAGCAGCCTTAGTAAGCGATGGTATGGCACCTTCCTCAAAAGGTCCCTTTACAATTACGGATTCATATGGAGCAACGGCAGTAACAACCGCAGGAGATAATGTAGTAGTTTCCCCTAATGTAAACTCTGGAGGGGGTGGTGGTATTACTTCTGCCCAAGCTAATAAAATGATTTCTTTACTTGAAAAAGTAGCAAATAAAGAGTTCTCTGTTAGTATGGATAGCCGCAAACTATCAGATTCTATGCAAACATCAGGAGTTTCTTATAGTAGTTAATATTT